AGCATCTCCAATACCACCAGCCGATTTTCTTCTATAAAGTGTGTTACCATCAATAACTTTTTTCTCATACATAACAGGATTTTCAATATTTTGTTCTGTATCAGTTTTTAATAATTCTTCTTTTGTTACCCAATTACCTTCTCTTTTTGTTTTTTCAATATTACCTTTAATTTGGTCTTCAACAGGTTTTGTTAATGCAGGACAACCCCATTTTTTATTCTTGGCTGATAATATTTTATTACCTGAAGCATTTTTTGAAACAACATCAAGAGTAAAATCATCTTTAATATATAATTCGTCACCTTTTTTATAATATCCCTTAGGAGAATCGTAATCCGCAACTTTATATAAAACTAATGGTTTACCAGGTGCGCTTTTAATAACACCACCAACAGCGATTTTACATTTTTCTCTAGCTGCAATTAAAAATTCACGACCACCACCTGTAGATTGTGTTTGTTCGTTAACCATAACTCTAGTTACTTTTGATTGTAAAACTTTTTTAAATAAATTATGTTGCTCAAGAATTTCGTTTTTTTCTTGTTCGTTAGCGTCAAATATTAGTTTCATATTGTTATTTCTTATTTTAATAATTAATATTCAATCTCGTCTGAATCCATCGTTCGATTTGTAAATGATTTTTTACTTGATTGTAAACCAGGTATTTCAGATGAGAATGGAGGTGCCGATTTAGGAGTTGAAGGTGATGCGGATGATGGTGTGGTTGATTTAGGTGTTGAAGGTGATACGGGTTGTGGAGTATCCGATTTAGTGTTTTGAACATCATCTGAATATTCAATTTCATCTGTTGTATAATCTTCATACCCTGTTTTTTCTGCGTTTGACCCTGTAATACCATTATTAGTACCACAAACTGCTATAATTGTTTCGGTTGTAATTGTCGTACCGTTTTGACCTTTTCCTTCTAAATATCCTTGAGTTATTGGTCCAAAATTACCTGTTTGATAGTTTGCCGGCATCGCTAAACAAGCTTGAACTTTTCTAATTGTTTCGTTTTTACAAAATTGTTTAATTGGTAGTTCTTCAGAACACTTAGTATATTTACTTCCTGATGTTCCTGATGTTCCTGAACCATCTAAATTTGAATTGTTTTCAGGGATATCTGAAGGAGCTGGGTCTTCGTCGTTATCATGAAAAAACCACCATAATGCTATTGCGCCAACACCCAATCCTGCGGCCCATTTAAGAGTTCTAGCCCAATTCCAACCTTTTTTAGTTACACCTACAAATAACTCTTGCTCTTCTTTAGCTCCGATTTTAGCCATTTGACTTTCAACTTGTGATGTTTTTGCAACTGTTGGTTTTAATTCTTTTGTACCACCATTAACCAATTTTTTAATTTTAGTTGTAATATTTTTAACACCTGTCTTAACATCTGATACTATTTTACCGGCAAATGATTTTGTCTCTCTTGATGCAATTGTTTTTTGTTCTTGTTGAATAACTTTTTTAATTTCGGCTTGTAAAGATAGTTTTTCACTTTGTTTTAATTCTCTACCAAGAGATGTTTCAGCTGCTTTATATGCATTATCAAATGCAACACCAGCAGCTTTTGATAAATCTCTTGTACCATTAGCGATTTCAGTTTTAACCACCTCAGCACCGTCTTTTGCAATCGCAGTTCTAATTGCGGTAGTAACTTCTTTTTGTACAATTTTTTTTAATTCGTTATTTACAAATTGTCTTAATTCTGCACTAATGGACTCATTTAATTGGAACATTATTTCAGATATTCTTGTAAGTTCTTCAATTAACAAGTTGTTATTTAAATTTGATTTCATGTTAGTATTTTATTATAAATATTATTAGTTTGTTTAAATTTGTATTTACGTTTAATTAGTTTTACCACCAATTCTATTTTGCATTTGAGATAATTTGTTAGCTTCTTTTTTATCACCAGCTAAACTCGCAATTGTTTTTGAAGCACTAATCATTGTTGAGGCGATTTTATCTTTGGTTTTTTGTGGAATCCATTTCATAATACCTGATTCATCCATAGTTCCACCAATTGCAGATAATTGTGCGGCATCAATAACACCTTCTTTAGGTAATTTTGTTCCATCTAATTTTGCAATACATTTTTGCCATATTTTAACCGCGTTTAATGTATTTTCGTCAAAATCATTACCTCCTGTGATTTTTTTAGTATCAATTGTTGGACAATAACCTTTATATGTAAAATTATAACCATTAGGACTTGAGAAAAATTGATTGACTACGGCAACGTCTTGACCACTTGAACCCAATGAAAGTTCTCGTTGTTTTACCATCCAAGCTGTTGCAACACCTGCCACCGCAGCGGTTGCACCTCTTTTACTAAAAAGTTGAGATATAAATTTTTCAACATTAAGTAAAATGTTATCAATAAACCCAAAAACCGCATTTATAACAGGTTTTGCTTTTGGAATGTACTTAATGATTAAATCTCCAAAACTTTTAATTGTACTTTTTAACCACGGCATTTTTTCTAATAAAGCCTTTAACATTTTAACTGTGGCAGATGGGGCTTTTTTAATTCCTTGTTTTAATCCAATTTTAGTTGCTGACCCTGCTGCGGCGGTAAATGCTAAAGATATTAAATCTGTCACTAAGTACATATAAGGGCTTGCCGCTCTATCCGGGTCTTCAGGGTCATAATTTTTATTTTTAATCTCCCACATATCCAAAATAACAATCATTGCCCAAACTAATTTATTAGCACCTGTTGTTAATGGTATCATTGCTGTAACAACATCAACTACAATTCCAATTGATGTCATTGAATTCCTTCTAATCCATCTTAAAGCTGGAATAAAAGCTCCCATCATTAATTTGCTTGCAAATTGTTTACCAATACTTAAGACTTTATTTCCAATTTTTGATGCGTTTTTTGTTGACCAAAAATCTTTATTAAATGGATTATAAGTTTGTTCTAAGATAACATCACTCGTATGGTATTCTTTAATAATTTGGGATACAGTTTCTTTTGTCCATTCAATACCTTCCAAAACAAATTCAACCGTTTTTGATGCTTCTTCACGTAACATATCAAATGGTGCCGTTGACATTAAAGTTTCTTTAATAATTTCTGTTATTACCCAAGTGTTTTCCCATATACTACCAATAAGTTTTCCACCTGAAAAAACTTCGTCCATGTAAATGACATATTTTTTATTTTCGGTCATTACAAAATCAAACACATAGTCATTCAATTTAAGGGAAGTCGTTTGTGAATTTAAAGAATTTAAGTTTTCATTCAAGGTTTTTGATGAATCATAATTCATCCTTAATTTAATGGCTTGTAATGCTTCTTCAGGAGAATATTTAGGTTGTATCATTCTTATAAATATGTTTTGTTTACCAAATTTGATTTGCCGAGCCCCTAGCCAACCCCGTTGTCCATTTTTCTCCGGCTTTTGTTAATGGATTTGCTTTACCTCTTTTTGTTTGATAGGAATCAGCCCATTTTGGGATATTCCCTCCACCTCCGCCACCTGATGATGGTGCCGAAGCGGCTTGTTCTCCCATTTCTTTCCTGTAACCCTTACCCGAGTACTTATTGAAAAAATCAATTAAAAAATCTACATCTAAAATCATAACAATAAGTATTTTTGTATTTGGAAAAAATTTGGTATATATACTTTTTTCTTAATAAGATTCTGCCTTTGGTAACGAATCAGGATTGATTGTATAATATTCATTCAAGAAAGAAACCAATTCATCCTCATCCAATTCAATCGTTGTTTTTTCCTCAAACAAATCATCTTCTTCAAACTCATCGTCGTAAAAACCAAAATCATCAGATTCAAGAACAAATCCGTATTCTTCAGTTAATAAATAGTCAATGCTATCAGTCCTAAGGACATCCTCGTCATCTTCAATTGTTCTGAAAGATACTTCCAAAATATTTGATTCTTCATTTAAAAAATATGATACGATTTCTTTAATTTCCATAATACTCTTTTTATAATGAAATATTATGGAACTTACCAAAAGTCAAATAATTTTTCAAAAAAATAAAAAATCCCTCGTATTAGGAGGGATTTACTTTTAATTATATTTATTCATTCTGTTGAGCATTTCTGAGATTTTGTTCTTTTGTATGAGGAACGATTCTTTTAAGTCCTCATCAACTTCTTCAAACTCATCTTCTTCATCTAATTCACTTTCGTAAGAAAATTCTTGATATGGTCCGCCTTTACCAGGTCCTTCAGAGTCAAAGTCATATGCTTTGTCCATTGCTCCATAGATTCCTTGAACTCCTGAAATATCTGGTTGTTCATCCAATTCTCCGTCATTGTCAGCCCATGCAGATTCCATTGTTTCGTAATCTTTTTCTGGGTCATAACCATACATATCATCTTCAAAAACAGGGTATCCTGTGTTAGGTCCGTCTGATTGGAAATTGTATGCTGGTTCTATGTTGCTGATATCCATATCAGGAGCGTTTCCTCCGCCACCGTAACCTTGTTCATCAATCTCACCTTCACTATCCAAATGTCTTAAGAAATCCTCAACTCCTTTTTTACCTAAAGAATATCCTGTGTCACGACCTTTGAATCCATACATGTTTTTTCCATCAGGATGTTCACGCTCGGTATCAAATTCAATATCATCTTCATGTGAAGGAGTTTTATACTTGTATTTTTTTCCTTTAACTAAATCTTTAATATCAATTTCATCCATTTCACCATCCGTTACTTCAGATGCGTTCATATCTTCATAACCATCATCTTCGTTGTCTGTATCATCCACTCCGTCTTCAGTGTATGACGATTCATAATCCATAAAATCATTATCAGATTGTTCTTTGTAAAGGTTTTTGTGCATTCCTTCAAATGTTCCGTAGTCATTTCCACCACCTTCAACATAATCAAAATCACCTTTTTTAAGATTTAAATCTCTAACATTATAGATATCATCTAAATGACCTGTCTCTTCTTCCATATGACCATAACCACATTCATTACATACACCTTCGTACATTTTACCGCCACATTCACACATATTACCTTCTTCAAGTTCTGATTCTTCCATATGTCCGTAGTTACATTCGGTGCACATACCGTCCATAATCATTGCACCACACTCATCACAAACTTCTTTAGTTTCAACTTGTTCGTTGATTCCCATGTTTGTGTATTTTTTAACTTCACCTTTATTATTAACAACTAAACCTTCTTTATCTCCGGCAAAGTCATATACTGTTAATGGTTGAGTATTTGACACCTGTGGTTGCATTGTTTGGTATCCGTTATATAAACTCTTATGTTGGTCTAAAATATCTGATTTCTCAGTTGCAGATAATTGACCTAATCCGAAATATCCTCTCATAGTTTTTTATTTATAAATACCAAGAAATTTTCATTTTTTGTTTGATGTTGTTAAGTTTAATAATTATTATTGTTTAATGAATATTTTAGAAGAATACGATATTAATGAAATCGCTGATGGTGCAATATTATTGGACGGACTTGAAGAGGCAATTATCGGAGTTGTTGAGGAGTTTGGTAGTGGTCCAAGAGTTCTTTATTCAAAAAATAAAATCTTGGAAATTCTTTCCAAAAGGGATGGAATGACTTGGTCTGAATCTGAAGAGTTCTATGACTATAACATTTTAGGTCTTTATGCTGGAGAACAAAATCCAATTTTTTTAATTACAGAATAATTCATACCTTTGGCATATGAATATATTTTTCCTTGATTACGATGTAAAAAAATGTGCGCAATATCATGTGGACAAACATGTTGTTAAAATGATACTGGAAACCGCTCAGCTTTTATGTGGAGTTCATCATGTCACCGCACATGTCACCGCACATGATACCGCACATGTACCGTACAAGTTATCCCACAAAAATCACCCCTGTTCAATTTGGACAAGAAAGTCATTGTCAAATTATCTCTATTTGTGTGAGTTAGGTTTAGAATTATGTGAAGAATACACTTACCGATATGGAAAAAGACATAAATCTCAGGATGTGATTGAGTGGTGTTTAATTAACAAACCAAACATTCCTGATATTGGATTTACAGAACCTGCGATGGCAATGCCAGATGAATATAAAGTTAAATCGGTAATAGAATCTTACAGAAATTACTATATGGGAGCAAAATCAGGATTTGCGGTATGGAAAAATAGAGAAACACCTTATTGGTTTGAAAAAAAAGTATTAGATTTGTGTCATGATTAAGATTGTTGAACTACCCACGAACTAAAGATTTGTGGGTTTTTCGGTGGAGTTATATAAAAACCAATTATATGTTAATGGTTAAAATGTTTTACCAATTAAATTTGGAAGTTCTTGTAGAATTACTATCTTTGGGAAACAAACAAAACAAAAGAACAATATGGAAGGAATTTTAAAATTTAATTTGCTGGAAGAAAGGTCTGAATTTGAATTGGCGGTTAATGCATCTAAATGGTATTCAGTATGCTGGGATATGGACCAATATTTGAGAAGTCAAACAAAATACGCTCCTGATGATATGCCCGAGGAAGTATATAAAGCACTAGATGAAACACGCACTAAATTACATGAACTTTTATCGGAAAATGGTGTTGATTTCAGTAACCACTAAAAATAAATTATGTGAAATATTTTTTTTATTTAAAAAATATACCTATATTTGTTTTATAAAATATATAATATGTCAACAGTATCACTACAAACCTTAACTTTCAACACAACAACAAAACAAGTTAAACTATTAGATAGTTCAAGAGGGATTTCAACCATCTTAGAATTATTTGAAAACGTATCTACAGTAAAATTCTCTGAATTTGGATTTTATGAAGTTATGCAAAGACAAGGTGAGGGAACTAATTCATCACTTCCTGTTATGAGAGTTCCAATCGCTAACACAAACATGATAATTACAAAATAATCAGATTATGAAAAATCCAATAGTAAATTTTTTATTTGTAATTACTTTTTCAATTGCAATTATTATGGGAATCCAATTTGGATTTCATCTCATGAAATTACCCGATACACTATTCTTTTATGTTGGATTAACCATCGTGATGGTAATTGCATTTATAATTGGTTGGTTTGTAATCAAAGAACTAAATAAAATATTTTCAGATGATAAAGAAAAATCTGAAAAAAATGAGGGTAACAAAGAATAATTTACTACCTTTGTTATATGAATAAATTTCTATACAAATTAGAGCAATATAGTAGAACTGGTCATCTGTTCAAACAGAACCATCCTACCCTACCTTTATCTATATGGAACTACTCACCTGAAGTTCAATATCGCCAATTGTGGGATGATATTACTTTGCAATGTCGTGGAAAGGTTACAGATAATGAAGGTAATGTTGTTGCTCGTCCATTCAAAAAATTCTTTAACATAGAAGAAGGAAAACACAATCCAACGGAAGAGTTTGAGGTGTTTGAAAAAATGGATGGTTCTTTGGGGATTTTATTTAATTATAAAGATGAGTGGATATTGGCAACAAGAGGTTCATTTACCTCTGACCAGTCAAAAAAGGGTCGTGAATTACTTGAGAAGTATCCATTAGAAAAATTAGATAAAAATAATACCTATCTATTTGAAATAATCTACCCTGAAAACAGAATCGTTGTTGATTATGGTGGTGAAGAAAAATTGGTATTACTTGGTATCATCAATACCGAAACTGGGGAGGAATTACCATATTCAGAACTTAAATTGTTAGAAGGATTTGATGTTGTTAAAAAATATGATGGGATTAAAGATTATACAACATTAAAATCTTTAATTGACAATAACGCCGAAGGATTTGTTGTTCGTTTCTCCAATGGAGACCGAATGAAAATCAAAGGTGAGGAATACCTACGTCTTCACAAAATAATGACCAATATATCAACTACTGGTGTGTGGGAACACCTATCTACTGGTGGCGACATCAACGAGTTATTGAAGAATGTACCTGACGAATTTTACAAAAAAGTGAAGCAGTATTCAGACACATTGAAATATGGTTTCTACCAGATTTCTGAAGATTGTGGTAAATCTCACGACTATTTCCGATATGGAAAGTATAATGACATAGAAGTTGAGCCAACAAAGAAAGAATATGCAGAATATGTAATGAAAAACTCACATCCACCTTATCGCTCAGTAATGTTCGCAATGTGGGATAGAAAACCATATAACAAACTAATATGGAATATACTTAAACCTCAATTCAAAAAACTTTAACCATGCAAAAGAAACTAGAAGAAATCTATGAACAAAATATAAATAACAATTTTATCTTGGATAAAAATGGTGTAATAAAATGTATGGAAGAGTCGTATGAATTGGGGTCTAAAGAATTTATTAATTGGTTATCAGAGATGGATTATTTATCCGATAACATAACCTACATTATTGAGGAGTGGAATAACATCAGAAATATATAACTTAACACTAAAAATAAAAAAAAAATAATGAAAAAATGGTTCACATCACAGAATAGTTTTGTATCTGTTAAAGGAAGAATTTGGCTCTTTCCATGTATCAGTATTTGGTATGATAGAAACACTTTCTTGGAAACAGGAGTGGTATCACCAGCCTTTGGAATACAAATCTCATTCTTAAGATGGTCGTATAGTTTAACAATACAACAAGGATATTAAAAAATAAAAAGTCATGATATGAATAACGAACAACAAGAATTATTGGGTGAGGCTTATGAGAACTATTGGAATAGTAATCCAGGTGAGGAGAAAACATTTCAATATGAGGGACATAATATTGAAACAAGAAGAATGACTAAGTACGAGTTTGTTGATATGGTTAAAACTGATAAAGAGTATGGTAGAAGGTGGGGATTAAAGATTGAAGAACGAGAGTTGAGTTGGGAAGAGAGAGTAGAGATTACCAGAAAAACATTAAGTGAAGAAAAATTTAATGAATATGGATATCTTAGTCCATTTACAACACCAATTATAACTTATTGGCTTAATCAATATAACATCCCAACCAAACTAATCACAATAACATACAACGATAAAACAATAGAAAGTTATGAATAAAGACCTTGTTTATCCATATAAAGATTGGGACGGAATCGTTAATCTTGGAGAAGTTGATGGTGTTAAGATATACTACGATAGTTATCATCCTGACCAAACATTAACAGTAGAACTGAATAAAGATAAAACCGAAATGGTTTATATTATCGGTCCTTATGATGATATTGAAATATTTGATGGAATTAAAAAAAATATTATTGTATCTGAAAAACCGACCACACTAGAAAAAACAATTAAAATATGAACAAAAAAGAAATCATCAAAAAATGGAAAAAAAGCGGTCTATTAGATAACCTTACTAAAATGGATGAAAATATGAATAAACAGAGAATAATTAAAGTACCTGTCCCAAAAGAGATTTGGGACGCTGATATGTCAATATGGAATGTGTTATTTGGTAGAAGAGATATTATGGGTGCTTGGATGAATAGTATAAAGGATGTAATTAAACAAATAAAACAATAGAAAAAACAATTACAAATATAGAACCAATGAATAAAGTAAACGAGGCTGGTTACAATGAATCAACCAAATTTGGTCCTTCAGAAAACAACCCACCATACATCTCAGACGACTTTCAAATAGGTCCTGATGGTGCTTATGAATCTGTTGAATACTCAATTCCAATTTATGAAAATGGAGTAAAGACAGAATGGAGTGTTGATGGTATTGTTGGAGATGAAAAATATTATCAATTATTAGAATTTGGTAATGGTAAAGATTTACCTGATATAATTAATACAACAACAAAACAATAGAAAATTATGAATAAATTAGACAAACAATACACAGACCTACTTCAAGACATTCTTGATAGTGGTGTAAAAAAAGAAACAAGAAATGGCGGAACAATCTCAGTATTCGGTAGACAAATCCGTCATAAAATGAGTGATGGATTTCCACTTCTTACAACTAAAAAGATGGCTTGGAAGACAATGGTGACTGAGTTGTTATGGTTTCTAAGAGGAGATACAAACATTAAGTTCCTTGTTGATAACAATTGTCATATTTGGGATGGGGACTGTTACGCTAACTATCTCGTAAAAACAAAAAATCAAATTGAAGACCCAAACGACTTGAATTGGGACCTCAGCTCACCTAAAGACCCGAAAATAACCCAATTAACACAAGAACAATTCATCAACAAAATAAAAACAGATGATGAGTTTGCTAAGAAGTGGGGTTCACTCGGGCCCGTGTATGGTAAACAATGGAGAAGTTGGGCTAAGTTTAATGAGAAAGTGTACACTAGACAAGTTAGAGAAGTTCCTGAAGGAGGTAGATTTGCTGAAACGAGAAATGTTAATTGGGTTGGGGGAAGTGAAGTTGTTTACATAGACCAAATCGCAAATCTAATCAACGACCTTAAAACAAATCCAGACTCAAGACGATTACTTGTATCTGCGTGGAATGTGGCTGATGTTGAAAGTGGCAGTATGGTACTTCCACCCTGTCATTATGGATTTCAAGTTTATACAAGAGAGTTGAGTAATGAGGAAATTGCGTTTGAAGCGAATAAGAGAGGTTTTAATCTTAAAGGTATGACAATTAGTGGCAAACTATTGATTGACCCTAAAGAAGTTAAAGAAAAGAATTTACCAACTAGAGCAATCTCTTTAATGTGGAATCAACGCAGTTGCGATTTTCCGCTTGGGATTCCCGCAAACATAATGTCATATGCATTATTATTAACGATGTTTGCTAAACAACTTAATATGGTTCCTGATGAACTAATTGGAAATTTGGGTGACTGTCACATATATTTAAACCAAATTGAAGGTGTTAAAGAACAATTAACAAGAGAACCATATCCGTTACCAACAGTAAAATTATCTGATAGAGTTGTGAATGATATTTCAGAATATACTTTGGATGATATTGTTTTAGAAAATTATCAATCACATCCATCCATAAAAATGCCGTTGTCAAATTAAATTAAAAATTTAATATGGAAATTAGAAAGGTAACATATAAAGAAATAGAAGGGGAGTTCATCAAATTAAAACCTGATTTATTAGATGAATATGCAACATACTATGGATGTTTCATTAAAGATGAATTAGTTGGTATTGTTTCATATGTTGAGCACCCATCAGTTATTTATCTTTGTCATGCGTATGTTAAAGAAGAACATAGAAATAAAGGTATATATAAATTATTATGGAATTATCGTGACTCCAAAATAAAAGAATCTAATAAACCCGTATACGCACATTGTAATGTGGATAGTTTAAAGTATTTTATTAATAACGGATATACAATTGAGAAGGCATTATTTAAAGTAATAAAATTATAATATGGAATTAATATCAACACATGTCTGTAAAGCTTCGGATATTGGAGTACATAGTAATATGTTCGGAGGAACAATGATGTCTTTAGTAGATGAGGCATCCGCAGCATACGCTTGTCAAATATGTGACACACCACGAATGGTAACAATTAAAATTGATGAATTGGTTTTTAAAAAACCAGTTAAATTAGGGAATGTTGTTAAAATATACGGTGAAGTAAAAGAGTTTGGAAATACATCAATAACTTTATATATTGAAGTTAGAAAACATAGTGTTTATAATGGTAATCAAGATGTAGTTACACATACCAATATTAAATTTGTTCGTATTGATGAAGAAGGTACCCCATTAGTTATATCTGATAGGGTTAAGGTTCGTTATACGGAAAGAATGAAAGAATTTGGGAAAGGTCTATTAACTTAATAGGACTAAAATTAAACACGATAAAAACATCAAAATGAGTAGACAACCAAAATATAAAAAAATAATTAAAGAATGGAATGAGGCAACACCTTATGAAGTTTGGGAAGGGTTTAGAGATAATTTTATTTTTGCCTTTATTGGTGCAACTTTAGTTGTTTTTATTGCAACTAAAACCGATATTGCGGTACTATTTGGTTATTTATTTTACTATTTTTTTATGGGTAGGATTTTGAATAGACCAAAATATGTTACCGATTTAGGTAAACTTATAGTATTTCCAATACCATCTGCTTTAGGGGCATTTACAGGTTATAAGATATCGTATTATTTAATACAATTGTTATCATAATTGATAATGAGTATGGGATAAATTAAATTTTTTAAAAAAAACTAATATAAAGTTGTAAAATCTTCATTGCAAACTTTTGCATAAGTCGGTTAACTTTATCTAATTCAATTTCAATACCTTCAGATTTCATATATTTCAGAACACCTTGAATCATTTTATCTTTAGCTTTGTCAGCCATATCTAAAACATCCTGAAAATCTTCATTATCTTCTTGATTTTCACCATAATGTCTGTCAATCCAATCTTTACCTGAATATAAAAATTTTGCAGATTCAAACATGTTAACAGGTCCCGCATCTCTCAACTTTTTCAAAAATTCTCTCAAAAATCTCCAATCAAAGTTTTCAAACACTTCGGGATTTTTATCAAAATAATTATATTCAGAAGAAAATATCTGATTCCGTTGCTCATCAAGAGTTTCTTGAGCAATTTTAACCCAACTATCTGTTATAGATAATAATCCTAAATCACTTCCATTATCCCATTTAACATTTATAATTTCGCTATCTTTCTCAAACGGGTCTTTGGTTACCCCTCTTACTGTTCCTGTTGTCATAGGAGGTACTGAAGTTTCACCATCCATATGAAGACACATAATTCTATCCCCTTTAATTACTTTTGGGTTTAATTCTTTCTTTGTTTTAAGCATAACAATAAATATCTTTAATGTAACAATAAATATTTATGATATATTTATTGTCATATGGATTTTTTAATTAACGAATCTCAACTGAAAGTTATCTTACAGGAGCAGGACCAATCAAAGATGAGTAATTACATGAAAGAATTATATTCTTTTACGAGTAATCTTGTTAATAAGTTTAAAAAGGCTTATGGATTAAACTTGAAGTTACTTTTAACTTGGGGTGCATCCGTTGGTGGTTTACTTATGCCATTAGATAATTTTATTAGAACAGGTAGATTTAACCTAACCGACGAACAAGCGACTTTAATCTTAATTGGTATTGCTTGTTCATTTTTTTACGATAATTCCAAATCACTCAAATCGGTATTAACTAAAATCAAGGAAGAAGGTTTAGAAGATACATTTAAAGAAATACTGGTAAAATCAAAAAATTTAAAAGAATCATTTTCAAAATTTTTGAAATCTGCAAATGTAACTTTAAATTCAACAATGGACTTAATGAGTTATTCATTTTTGATTCCAATTGTTACTGATATTCAATCTTTATTGGTTGATGGCGGTGATTTACAAACAATTGCAATGAGAGTTACCAAAAGATTAATAGCATCAGGTGTTGTAATTGTTAGTCAAATTGAATTGACAGAAACAATCAAAAAAATCCTTAAGAAGCTTGAGTAAACATATCTTCTGAAAAATCTGTGGTACGACTATCACCCATTGAATGAACTTCAATACCATCTACTTTATCAATCCAATATTGGGCATTATAATACACCTCAAGAAATTCAATATGGAAACTTGGTTCCAACACACGATAAATTATATCTTGTAATTTATCACGAAATCTATCTGAATATAGTAATTTTTCATTAAACACTTCGGCAAATTCATCAATCTTTTTAAGATTTATATTTACAGGAGTGTCGTTGTATTCAAAATTACTAACACTATATTTAAGGAAAATATCAATATATTGATGGGAATCCATTAAATAAAATTTATTTCTTTCTTTGTTACGAGAAAATGAAATATTCGCACGAACAGATGAAACATCCCTATCGTTAGATACTTCCACAGATTTTACATTTTCGTTTAACGCTCTAATAATTTCATCACAATCTTCATCATTAATGTATAATCCATTTTCAGGAAATGGTTTACCCTCAACTAATATTTTTTCAGAATATGAAACCCCTTGACCAAGAAATTTAGACATATCTTCAATAATGTCTCTAATATCATAACTGAATTTTTCATCAACAAATGATTGTCCTTTTTTTGGTAACAATACATTTACAGTGAATTTGATTGCACCATATGAACCATCCTCAACTGAAATGAATTGATATTCAAAACCATCATTATAGAATGGTTCCGACATTAAGAATTTTTTTGCGAATTTTAAAATTTGATTCATTAATTAAGTTCAAGAATTCGGTTTATCATAACCTCAATATTTTTTGGTGATAATCTATGTTTTAATTTGTTGTTTGCAAACCAACTTCTAATTACATCTTCCAAAGGTTTTTTTTCCTTTTGCGCTCTTCTTTTGAATCCTGCAATTTGTGCTTGTAATTCATGGGGTTGAGTGTAATACTTTATAGGTTTTTTCGGTTCTTTTTTAGGAATATCATCACCTCTTTCAAATTGGATGATGTGTTCCAATTCATGTCTGATTATTTCATTAAGTTCAAAATGAAGTTCTTCTAATATTTCTCTATTTAAATTTGGGTTGGTAACTATTGAAATTTCTATAACTTCTTCATCAGGATAATAATCCGCATCAACATCGACAGTTTTAACATCATCACTAGTCTCCAAATTTAGTTTTATTGTGAATGAAGTGTTTAATTGTGGAAAAATATATATCATTTTTTCACTGATATCTTCAGGTAATGTAAACTCACCTTCTTTTTTAAACTTTGCAACAGATAACACATCTTTAACCAACTGTCTAACAACTCCATCGTACTTACCTTCCATAATCAAACTTTCATTCATATATTTTTGGTTCTCGTTTGCAATATTATTAACAATTCTATTACAATTCACATAATTTTTAATGCTCCAATACTTCAAAAAATCTCGTAAAAGTTCACTAACTTTTGATGTTAATAGATAAAATGTCGTATCGGTATTTGATAATTTATAATCGTTTGTTTTTAACGCATCAAATTGATAACCAAATACTTGACTGCCAAGCTTACTATCTATATCTTCTAAAAATAAAGTATATTCTATAAAATCTTTCCAGTCACCAACTGAAATCATGGGCTTAACTCCCGTTATTCGTACTTTAACGGTAAGGTTTATGTTTTGATTCATCCCGTCTCCAAACGGGTTTTGAACAACAAATGAATGGTCTTTTAAAAACTCATTTAATCTTTCTATTGGGAAATCTATTGGTGTCATTACTTATAAATACCTAAGAGTAGGATTGATGTCTAAAATCTTCAAATAATTTAATGCAAAAGTCTGGCACAACCTCAGTTCCTTAAAAATATTTGATTTTAAAAAAATTTTCTATTATACTTTTAAAAAATGAAATAACACTATGTCTCGTATTGAAGAATTGAAAAAACAAAATCCAAGTTATACCATTGAAATTATTGACATAATCAACAATTTATTTGAAAAGGTAAAATATACCGAGTTGTCCGTTAATTTAATTAAAAATAAACGAAATTCATACGGTAGAAATTCCGAAAGTTTGATTTCTGAATTGGTTAGTGAATATGGTCTAGACAAAAAAGAGTTGGAATCAAAAACCTATGAAGAACTTATCAACATTATAAGGGTATTGTCGGACTTTTTTGGGTACCATGATTTTACTACAATGAAAAAATTTATCAAATTCAACGAAAATAATTTAATACAACAAAACGATTTGAGTAAATACAAATCTTTTGAAGAATTGGAACTTCAAGTTTCATTGGCTGAACTTAAAATGATTGATAAAGATTTTGAAAAACAAATCATCAAATTATATGAAAATAATGAGTGGCTGGTACTTAAACCTATGTCATTTTTATCTTCAAAAAAATATGGAGCTAATACAAAATGGTGTACAATACAAGAAAATAATCCTGACTACTTTTTAAAATATTCAAGAAGGGGTATCCTAATTTATTGTATTAATAAAATCTCAGGTGAAAAAGTTGCTACATTCAAAAATCTTGATGATGATTATGATAGGGAAACTTCATTTTGGAATATGGTTGACCATAGAATTGACTCAATGGAAAGTGGATTGTCATATGAGGTTATGGAAGTTATCAAATCTGAATTCAAAATTACGACTAAACCAAATTGGGAGTTGTTATCAGAAGATGAAAGAAATAAACAATTGATGTGGATTGATAAAGAGTATTATGGAGTAAAATCTCATAGGCTTCCAATATCTATGGAAGAGCCATATGAATTACTAATTAGAAGTGATGAACCTGAATCACTAAGAAACGAAGTGGCAGAAAGAACAAGAATTATACCAATGAATACCCATATTGATGACAATGTTCCAAACCAGGCCGGTTAAACCATAAATAAAAAACCCACCTATGAGTGGGTTCTTGTTTTAACTTACATACTATTTATATAAGATGGATAATAGATTACAAGAAATATTTGACAAATACAACATTACCGAGAAAAACAACTCAATTGGTAATTTGAAAAAACTCAAAAAAACAATATCTGAATTACAAAAATTAGATAAGGTATTACTATTAACATGCTCCAACAGATATAATTGGGACCCAAACAATGTTGATATTCCAAAATCAACAATTCTTGCTATGGCAATAGATGAATATCTAAATGATAAATCTGTTTTGATTGATGTTCCTGAATTAAATATTGTTCCTTGTGAAGGTAATGTTTCAAGAAAAGATGGAAACTCTTGTGGTTTGATGAAAGCCAAATTAAAAGATGATAAGAAAAATCCAACAGGATTTCACAGATGTTGGGCAAGTTTAAATGAAAAAGATGATGAACTTTGGAAAATCTCCAAAGAATTATTTGAATCAAACGCTGTTATATTTTTTACTTCGGTAAGATGGGGTCAAGCCAATATGTTCTACCAAAAATTAATTGAAAGATTAACTTGGATTGAAAATAGACACGCAACTTTGGGTGAATCCAATATTGTTGAAAATATCCAAAGTGGTTTTATTTGTTGTGGTCAAAACTGGAAAGGTATGGATGTTGTGGATACCCAAAAAAGGGTTCACACATTTTACGGATTCAAACCAAATGATAATTTCTATTGGAATTGGCAGTATACAAATAAGATAACTGATGAAACAAAAGAATCTTACAAAGACGCGTTTCCTGCGTTTGTGAAGAAATTTGATTTGGACAATTTATATTAAAATTCTTCAATTTCAACAACTAATTCTTCTTCTCCTTTTATAACTCTATGCCAAGCTAATTTCGGGATAAATAATTGTTTGGTATTTTCTAATTTGTTTGGCAATTCATTTTCCATTTGAAATAACCATCCTCCTGACTTAATTATCGTTACCTTCCTATCGTTAAGGTCTTGATGCCATTTTAATTCATCTTCCTCAACATCAGGACTGAAAGTTCTAATTTTTTTATTATCTACTATGATTTGTTCAAAGGGAAAATCCATATTAAAATAGAGGTCTTTTATTCCAATAAATGTGTAAGTTTTTATCAATACTTAACATTTTGAAAAAGTTTGATATTTCATGGTTTATTTCATGAGTAATACTGTCGTCTTTAGACCAATCTGGGTCCATATCAATAAAAAAATTTATTCTATTTGGATTTGATTCTCCGTAATTTACTTTATACACTTTAAGTGTTATTGGTTCATCATTTTTACCAACTAGCACATCATTAATTTTAGGTGAAATTACATCGTCCAAAAAAGTTTGTAAATAACTTTCAATTTTTTTTGTATCCATTACCAAGAGTTTGAAGACGAAAGACCTAATTGTTTCGCATATCGTCCAATTGAACAACTCCAATATCCTGCAGTAGTTCTATCTGTTTTTTGTGAACATTTGTGACGAGCTCTAAATGATTTTGCTCTTTTTTTATTTGAATTTTTAACCCTTAAATTTGGGTCGCCAAATGTAACTTTTTTAATACCTCCACCTGGTTTTCTAACATAAACTGCGAATTTTTTTGGTCCACCTGGTGTTCTGAATGGTTTGCCAAGTTTTACATTTTTACCACGATGTTTTGCCTCAGATAAAATATCTTCTTCAGTTTCTACTTCAGAAATATAAGGAGCGTCTAAATAAATGTATTCATTACCAATTTTAACTTTTTTACCTAAATCTGATTCAACCATTAATCGGTCTTCCTCATTAAGGTCAATTTTACCTTCATTATAAAGTTCTCTAACTTCATTAACCAAATCAAAATAACTTTCAGAATAAACTCTAAAAACATTATCAGTTAATGATAATCCGTTATCAATATGATATTTCAACGATTCAGAAATGTCTACATCTTCTTTCAACACCAAAGTTTTATCAAGATGTGTCTCTAAAGCTTCTTTTATAATTTCGCGTAAATTCATGATATTTTTTTTCTTTCCAAATAAATAGTTTATATTTGCACTATGAAACTACTTTTAGCACTTTTTTTAATTATAATCCGAATTTTTGTTGGATTCAAGATATTAGTATGGTTATTTCAGGAAAGTAGATATCCCGAACTTCATTCAATATCTGAAATTGAATTTTATTTGGTGATTTTAATTCTTGACACTTGGGTTGCAATTTCCCACGCTGGAATTGACGTATCTGTAAAAAAAGAAGATAATTAAGGTTTCAACACCGCAAGTGCTTCGGGATAATCCTTATCTAACACTTGTTCATTTTTACCTTCATAAGGTATGTTTTGTAAAACATATCTCATAGCGTTTAGACCTGAAACTCTTTTGTCTTCAGCATCAACAATAACCCATGGGTTATTTACGGTTGATGTTTTGTCAAATAGTTTTTCTTTGAACTCAGTGAACCTATCCCATAAATCTTGCATTTTAGAATCGTTTGGTGAATATTTCCAATATTTTAAAGGAGATTGTTGTCTAATGTCAAATCTTCTTTTTTGTGTGTCTTTGTCAATTGAAAACCATAATTTGAATAAGTAATCACCTTCTTTAACTAAATCACTTTCAAAGTTTTCAACATTTTCCATAAAGTCCTCATATTCTTCAGGAGAACCATAACCCATTACAGGTTCAATTAATCCTCTATTGTACCAACTTCTATCAAATAAATTAATCATACCAGGTTTAATTTGGTTTTTATATCTACCCCACCAATCGGCCCTATCCTCAGGTGTAGGTACACCTAAAGCAATAATATTATAATATCTTGGGTTTAAATTTTCAACAAACTTTTTAATTGTTGAACCCTTACCTGCTGAATCTCTACCTTCAAAAACAATGATTACAGTTTTACCTGTATTCTTTAACCATTCTTGAAGTTTCAATAACTCAACTTGCATTTCATAAAGTTCTTTCTTAAAAACTTTCTTTGGGATAATTGATGGTTCCTCAATTTCAAACTCATAGTCCTCACTTTCAGGTTCTGAACCGTATCCACTGCGTTCTCTATATTTTAATGAGTTAACAATTTTACCCAAATAATCTTGAGCGTTTTTCTTTTTGTCGCCCTTTTTAAGTAAGATTTTTCTTAACCCTCTTTCTAATAAACCAAAATCAATAACTTGTTCTTTTGCTAATACGCTAATTTCCATTAACATATTCTCAATAGTTTTGTTGTATAATTTCAAATATTTCAAAATATCAACCGTTTTACGTAAGTTGATATTCATTTGTTTATTACTTTCTTTATCCGTTTCGGTAATAATTCCCATAACGGATTGGATTCTCTCTATTTCACTTAATAATTTCATTATTGTTCCTACTTTAATTGTAAATATCTAACAATTTAATCTTTTCAGAATATTTATTTGAACCAAGGCACCATCTAAATAGTTTTTCTAACTTCTTAGATTTAATAAAGGCCATTAATAAAAAAAAATAAATAAAAATGAAAAATCTATCAAAGGAAGAACTATTGAGCAGAATGGAGGCAATAAATAGAAGTAATGCAATTATCTATTTTGACCTCAACGGAATAATTTTAGGTGTTAACTCTATCTTTTTACAATCAATGGGATATGGTGTAGTTGAAGAGATTATTGGTAAACATCATAGTATTTTTGTGTGTGAAGATTATGCCAAGTCATCAGAGTATGAAAAGTTTTGGGATATATTAAGAAGTGGTAAATATTATCAAGGAGAATTTGAGAGAAGAAGAATAGATGGGAGTATTATAAACTTGCAAGCAACATATAATCCTATTTTTGATGAAAATGGTAAGATAACCAAAATAATGAAAGTTGCAACTGACATCACTACGATTATAAATAGTAAAAAACAAATAGATGCAATTAACCGAAGTACCGCAACAATCACTTTTGATATGAATGGGATTATTTTGGATGTAAATGAAATATTCCTTGAAACAATGGGTTATAAATCCAGTGAAAAAAAACAAGTAGTTGGGAAACACCACAGTATTTTTGTAAGTTATGAGTATTCAAAAACTGACGAATATCGTAAATTTTGGGAAAATTTAAATAGTGGTAAAATTTTAGAAGGGATATTTGAGAGAAAAAAAGTGGACGGTTCCACTGTTTATTTACAATCAACCTACAATCCGGTCTTTGATAATAAAGGGAATGTTATAAATGTAATAAAAATTGCAACTGACGTTACCGAATCCGTGAATAATAAAAAAGAAATTGATTTATTATCAAATAATTTACAAGTAGAGTTAGACAATTCAAAAAAACTCAAAGATGCGATTGAAATAGAAAGAAACACCGCATTAAATGATTTGGACTCAACTCTCAAAAAAAGTCAAAATGAGTTAATTGGGACTATTGTTAAATCCGCATTGGGCGTCATTCTTAGTGTTGGAATTATAACCACTACAATGTATTCATTTGCAATTCTTTCAAATAAAGACACTCAAATAATTGGTTCAACTTGGAGTAACATGTTTAGTGTTTTACTAACAAATGCATTTTCAATAGTCGGTACAATTATGGGAATTAAATACGCAACTCAAGAAGAGAGAAAAGATAATATTAAATAAATCTAAATAAATAAACACTTAAAAGTATGTTACTAAAAATTGGGTCTAAAGGAGAAGACGTAAAAAAACTCCAATCAAAGTTAAATCTTAGTGCCGATGGTATCTTTGGTGCAGGTACTGCCGCTGCAGTTAAAAAATGGCAATCAGAAAATGGTTTGGACTCTGACGGTATTGTCGGTGATGGAACATGGGGTAAAATGTTTGGAGTAGAAACTATTAAAGAAGATAAAATTATAATCCCAACTGTTGTTAATGTTTCATCAGTAGGTGGTTTAAAGATTGATAAACTAAAAGGTCATATTCCAGATTCAGTTATTGCTCAAATCCCTGAAACTGCGGTAAAGTTTAATATCACAACTAATTTACGATTGGCTCATTTCTTGGCACAATGTAGTCACGAATCAGTTAACTTTAAAGCTGTGTCTGAAAACTTAAACTATTCTGCGGACGGATTGAAAAAAATCTTCCCTAAGTATTTCCCTGGTAATATTGCTGAGTCATACGCAAGAAACCCTGAAAAAATTGCATCCAAAGTATATGGTAGTAGAATGGGCAATGGTGATGAAACAACAAAAGAAGGTTTTAAATTTCGTGGAAGAGGTTATATCCAATTAACCGGAAAACAAAATTATACTAACTTTGCAAAGTTCATTGGTGAAGATACTGTAAGTAATCCTGATTTAGTTGCAACCAAATACCCTTTGGCTTCTGCGGCTTTCTTTTTTGACACAAATAAGTTATGGTCTATTTGTGATAAAGGTGCTGATGACGCCACTGTAACCGCAGTAACAAAAAGAGTTAATGGTGGTACTATAGGGCTGAATGACCGTATCAAACATTTTAATGAATACTATAAATTATTATCATAATGCAAAACTCAGAACCATTTGTTTACAATAGTGAATTTTTACCGAGTGTACAAATTGCAGTGGTTTTTGAGGAAGACCCTCAGTATGAAAATTTGAGAGAATTCTTTCAGGACTATGGTTATGGGTTTATGGTTCCTGGTAAGAATTTAGTAATTGTTGATGGTGAACAATTGGTGAACGGTTTTGGACATGAAGTTTTAAAGTTCATTGAGGCTCATGAAATAGCACACATTATCATGGGTCACGATGGTCCAAGAAGTGAAGATGATGAAATAGATGCTGATTTAGGGGCTTATATTTTATTATCAAAATCAGGTAAAACCGATTCTATTAAAACATTGTTAAAACAATTTAAACATAGACACGGAATAAAATTTGAGGAAAAATTATTGGATAGAGTAAAAAATTACTTTTCTTGATAGTGTGAGTTGGAATTTTTTTTAATATTTAGTATATTTATTTGTACATCGCTCCTCGGAGTGTTCTCATATATCCCTTTTCCAAAAGACCCGTGAAATTTATTTTGACGGGTCTTATTTTTTTACTATCTTTGTATTCTAAAACAAAAATAAAATGGCAGCAACAAGTAGACATCACGGAGACATATCAATTTGGATTGAAAAAGTTATTGATTCGTGCGAAACTCCGTCACAAGAACTTTCGGTAAGAAGATTAGTTCGTTTATACGAAAAACAATATTCTTATTTAGAGTATCCTGTTTACAGGGAATTAACTCTACGTCTTCAAAATAAACTTAATAGTAAGTTTGTTTCAAGGATTCAAAACTAATTACAACAAAACAATTAATATGGATATAAAATTTGCAGATTCTTTTGGTAAAAGTATCAAAAGATTAATACGGCATAACACTTGGTGGTATAAGGCATACGAATTATTTCGTTATGACCTACCACGCTTTTTCAAAAATATTTGGACATTTAGAAAGGCATTATGGAATCATTATTGGTTTGACCATCACGGAACCTTAATGTTTCTTGAGACAGGTTTGACTCACATTTCTGATACCGTTGAGAAATATGGTAATGAGATTGATGGTCCCAGATTAAAGAAAGTTGTTGCAATGCGTAGAGTTATTGAGTTGATTAAAAACTACAATGAGGATAAGTACATTGATATGGCGGAAACAGAATTGGGTGAGTTAGTTCTTCACGATTTGGAATTTGAATCAGTTCCCGATAAACCAGAATATTCTCAGTTGGTTGATAAAAACACTCCTGAAGAAAAAGAACACAATCGTAAAGT